ACTGCTGGCGCTTGGCCAAGAGATGAAGGCCAAGCTGGCGCGGTGCGTGGAGAAAGACGCTGCCCTGGTGCCGAGCGCCGTGGGCTGCAAGTTCTGCCCGGCGCTGGCCGACTGCCCCGCCGTCGCCAAGCAGACCGCCGACATGATCGACGCGACCTTTGACGACTTGGCCGACCCTATCGCACAGGCGCTGGCGTGGGAGCCGATTGCCACCGCCTTCTTCAAGGCCATCCGCGCGAAGGCGCTGGCGAAGATGTGCGCAGGCGGCAACGTCGAGGGCTGGAAACCCGTTGAAGGTATCACGCGACGCGTCTGGACGGATGACGTGGCCGTGGTCAAAGCCCTCGGCGAGCGTGCGTACACCATGTCGCTCATCAGTCCATCGGAAGCCGAGAAATTGGGAGTGGACAAAAAGGTCGTCGCTGCACTCACACGTAAGCCGAAAGGAAAAGTCACGTTGGCACTTGCGTCGGATAAACGCGCACGTTATGATGGGGACTTCTCAAACGCATTTGGAGAAGAGGAATGACAACGCTACCCATAGAGCATCACCACGACGCACAGCACACGTACTACACCGCAGAGCAACTTCGTGCTTGCATTGCAGCAGAACGCGAAAAGTGCGCCGCTCAACTGGAGGCGTTTGCCGACAAGGTTGCCCCGGCAGGCCGGTTCAATTCGTCGTTTGACGCCCGCGTGGCCTACGTGCTGCGGCAGCAAGCGCGGGAAATGCGAGGCTACGCATGACGCCCAAGCAAGCCTCCGTGAACAAGCACGCCGCGCAGGTCGCTAAAACCGTTCATTACCAAGGCGTTGAGTGCAAGAACGGACACCCCGGCCTGCGCTACACGCGCAACAACTTGTGCGTTTACTGCCAACGTGAGATCGCCGCGAGGCAGATCAGATGAGCACTCGCCGTGAAGAGAAGCTGGAGAAGCAAGTGGCATCTCTTCGTGCCCGACTATCGGCTCGAACAGATCAACTCCTTCTCGTTCTGCTGCAAATTGAGGACTTGAAAAATGGACACGCCCGACCCGATGACGGTGGAGTATTGGCGGCGGATTCTTCGCCTGGTGGCGAAACTGGAAACCGAGATTCTGCGCAACCCGAACAACAGTGAACGCTACCGTGGTGACGTTGAGGCGCTGAAGTGGCTCCAGACGCTCGTTGCCAAGTCAGCCGTGTCGAGCGTTCCGGCGCCCGTTAATGATCCAGTGGCGGTTATCGAGCGCCGGGTGAGTTGGCTGACGATGGCGATAACGCGCGAAAATAGAGGCGACCACGCCCTTTTCCGCGAAGAACTTGGCGCGCTGACTTTTGCGCTTGACAAGTTGAAGAAATAAACGCACATTATGTGCTCGCCGCCAGTCGGTTACTGGCACAACCCGTGAAAGAGTAAAATGAGCAACGTGATTTTCAAAGAAGATGGCAGCATCCTGGTCAAGAACGTGCGCCTGGTTCGCCCGCACCTCGACAAGCCGTGGCAGACCAAGGAAGACGCAGCCGCCGGCAAGAACCCCAAGTTCTCCGGCCAGTTCATGATGCCGAAGGACCGCACGGAGGACATCGAAGCTCTCCGCAACGCAATTCGCAGGATCGGCAAGGAGAACAAGACCGAGAAGTACGGTTCCGACAAGCAGTTCTTCAAGGACGGCGATAACGGCAACAAGGTCGAGATGGAAGGCCACTGGATCATTTCGGCGACCGAAAACCACGACCACCCGCCGAAGTGCATCGGCCCGCGCAAGAACGCAGCCGGTCGTTTTGACCCGTTCTCGCCGCAAGAAATCGCCACGAAGTTTTATGGCGGTTGCTGGGTCAACGTTTTGGTCCGTCCGTGGCACCAAAACAACACCTACGGTATTCGCTGCAATGCCAACCTGCTGGCCGTGCAGTTCGTCCGCGATGACGAGCCGCTGAACCTCGGCGGCGCGCGTGCCGTGAACGTGGACGACGAATTCGATTCGGTCGAAGGCGAATACGAAGCGGATGACGCTTTCTAAGCCAAACGTCAACCGATAACCAGAAGCCCAGCCAACGCTGGGCTTTTTCGTATGAAGTAGCGCACGAGTATGAGACACGTATTTTTAGACTACGAAACACGTTCGCGTCGTTCGTTGCCAGATGTAGGGTTGCACAACTATCTGGCCTGCCCCGACTTCCGCGTATTGCTTTGCAGCTACTGCGTGGACGGCAAGAACGTCCGACTTTGGCGTCCGTGGGCCGGCGAGCCTATCCCGCTTGATCTTTGGCAAGCGTTCACCGATCCAGAGTGTGTGTTGCATGCTTACAACGCAGCGTTCGAACGCCGCGTAACTGCGAAATTGGGTTTTCGAATTCCGATTAGCCGTTGGCGCTGCACGATGGTCGAGGCGCTGCATTTGTCCATCGCTGGCGGCCTGGAAACTCTCGGAAAGGTTTTGGGGTTTTCAGAAGACGCACTCAAATTCGCAGACGGCAAGGCCCTGGTTCGCAAGTTCACAAGTCCGCGCAAGCCGACTAAAGCAAAGCCATACGAGTGGAATGACGCAACGACTGACCCGGAGGACTGGGCACGTTTTGAGGACTACTGTGTGCGCGATACCGTGGCCGAAATGGAGGGCCACCGCCTGCTGTCAAAGTTTCCCATGACGGACTTTGAATGGCGCTGGTGGCACCTCGATCAGAAAATCAACGACCGGGGCATTCCGATTGATCTCAGGTTCGTGCGCAACGGTTTGGCGATGGCCGACCGAGCGCGCGGCGAGGCGATGGAAGAACTCCGCAAGATCACTGGCTTGGCGAATCCGAACAGCGCAGCACAGTTGTTGCCGTGGATCAAGGAGCGCGGCTATCCCTACGGAAACCTGCGTAAGAATCAAGTCAAACGCAGTTTGGCCGACAAAGACGGCACGCCAGCCATGCAGGAAGTGTTGAGACTACGGCGCGTTGTTTCTCGAACGTCTACTCGCAAACTCAACGCTATGCAGTTGGCGATTTGCAGCGATGGGACGGTCAAGGACGCTCACCAGTTCAAAGGCGCAGCGCGCACTGGACGCACTGCAGGCAGGAAAGTTCAGTTCCAAAACCTCGGCAAGCCGGCTAAGTTTTTAGAAAAAGTAGAGGTGTATGCGCGGGCGCAGCAATATATCCTCAACGGCGATTACGACGGATGCAAGGCGGAGTTTGGCGATGTGATGGAGGTTGTAGCGTCCTGCATCCGGTCGGCGGTACGCCCCACGAGCGGGCGTCGTTTCGCCGTCGCGGACTTGTCCAGCATCGAAGACAAGGGCGTCGCCTGGATCGCGCGTTGTGAGACCATGCTGGACGACCACCGGCAAGGCCGAGACCCGTATTACGCGACCGCCAGCCTGGCGCTGAAGCGGCCCATCTCCGAACTGACCAAGGCCGACCGGACGATGTGGAAACCGGCCCGTCTTGGGTGCGGCTACATGCTGGGCGGGGGCGACAAGCGGCTGGACAAGAACGGTGACGTTGAGTTGACGGGGTTGTGGGGCTACGCGGCCAACATGGGCATTGAGATGACGCGGGAGCAGGCGCACGAAGGGGCGAAGCTGTACCGAGAGGCATACCCCGACGTGGTGAAGTGCTGGCGAGACCTCCGCGACGCGATGATCGCCACCATCGAGACCCGAGAACCGCACAAGGTCGGGCATGTGCTTTTCGACTGGAAATCGCCGTGCCTGCGCATCCGCTTGCCGTCAGGCCGGCATTTGCACTACATTCGCCCGCGTGTCGAAACGAAAGGTCGGTTGTCTGGTGGGTCAGACGAATGGACAGCGCCGGCTACGATGTGGCTTCAGGCGCGCGGAAAGGACTGCGTTCGAGTCACGACCGGGCAGAGAATGTCGGGTGTGAAAGTGGTGGACGGATACCCGGAATGCTACTTCTCAAAAGGCGTAACTTACGAAGGCCAAGACCAGAAGACGAAAGGATGGACGCGGCTTCACACGCACCCCGGCAAGGTGCTGGAGAATATCGTGCAAGGGTGGGCCGCCGACGTTCTGTTCACCGGTTTGGAGCGCGCTGACGCCGCAGGTATGGACATTCGGTTCCACGTCCACGATGAAATCGTCGCCGAAAGCCCTGACGCGGACAATGACGGCCACCGCCTCGGCGAACTGATGGCCGCGAAGATCGAATGGAGCGCCGATTGCCCATTGGCGGCAGTTGGTGAGGCGATGGACTTTTACGCGAAGACAGAATAATGATTGACGAATTCGGCACCGAATCAAAAGACGCACCACGGCCCACGACACGCGAGAAATCGGTCGAGGCGGCTGTGTGCGCCTACGCCAAGAAACTCGGCTGGCTGGTCTACAAGTTCACCTCACCCGGCAACGCAGGCGTGCCCGACAGGCTGTTCCTGCGCGCCGGGGTGGCTCTGTTCGTTGAGTTCAAGGCGCCAGGCCGCAAGGCGCGGCCTGAGCAGAGGGCACAGATGGCGAAGATCGAAGCCGTGGGCGTGCGCTGCTATGTGATCGACAGCACCGACAAGGGGAGGCAACTTTTCGATGCTGAAACGCTCTGACCTCCACGCCTACCAAACGGCGACCATCGGTTTCGCGCGGCAGCAGCGCCGCGTGAACCTGTGGCTCGATCTCGGCCTCGGCAAGACCGTTTCCACGCTCACCGTGATCGCCGACACCATCGACGCCTTCGAGGCCCGCCGCTGGCTCGTGGTGGCCCCGCTGCGGGTCGCAAAGTTCACCTGGCCCACCGAGATACGCGGCTGGGAGCACCTGAAGCACCTCCGCATCTCCCCCATCCTCGGCACGGAGAAGGAGCGCCTGGCCGCGCTCACCGACTGGCAGGCCGACATCCACGTCATCAACTTCGACAACCTGCCGTGGCTGTTCCGCAAGATCGGTGGCATGGCCCACTTCCCGTATGACGGCGTGGTGATTGACGAGGCCAGCCAGGTCAAGAACCCCGACACCCGGCGCTTCAAGGTGCTCAAGCAGTTTTCGGTGCGTGCGGCCTACTGGCTTAACCTCACGGCCACCCCGACACCCAACAGCGTGTTGGAGGCGTGGCCGCAGACGTTCCTGCTGGACGGGGGCCGGCGCCTCGGGCGCACGCTCGACGGGTTCCGGGGGGCGTGGGCGAAGGAGAACCCGTTCACCGGCAAGCTGGAGCCGATCAAGGGTGCCGACGCCGGCATCCGCGACGCGATCAGCGACGTGACCTTCCGCCTGGACGGCAAGGGCGTGGTGGACCTGCCGGAGAAGGTCGAGATCGACGTGCCGGTGGAACTGGACGCCGATGAATTGGAGAAATATCAACGGCTAAAGCGTGACTTAATTCTCAAAATCACACCCGACCAGACTATCGAAGCCCTGTTTGCCGCCGCGCTGCTGACCAAACTGTTGCAAATCTGCAACGGTTCTGTCTATGACGCGGATGGCGTGTCGCACCACGTCCACGACCGCAAGATCGACGCTCTGCGGGAAATCATCGACGGCGCGAACGAGCCAGTGTGGGTGTGTTACTGGTTCAAGTCTGATTTAGAACGACTGCAAGCCGCTTTCCCGGATGCAGTGCTTCTTGACAAGAACGTCGAAACTCTCGCAAAATGGAATCGCGGAGAAATCAAGATGTTACTCGCGCATCCACAGTCGTCATCACACGGGATCAACGGCCAGAAAGGCGGTGCGTTGCAGGTGTGGTTTAGCCTCACATGGTCGCTGGAGTTGTATCAGCAGATGATGGGCCGACTCCACCGACAAGGGCAAACGCGCCCCGTGCGCGTGCTCAGGCTCGTCGCCCGAGGCACGGTTGACGAGATGGCGATTGGCGTGCTCAACCGCAAGAAGAAGTCGCAGGATGCCTTGCTTGACGGCATGCGGCAGATGACACTCAAACACCACGGAACATGAACAAAATATTTTTCGGAGATTGTCGGGACATTTTACGGTGCGTAAGCCACACGCCCGTTAAAGCGCAGACATGCGTGACCAGCCCGCCATACTTCGGCCTGCGCGACTACGGCCATCCGGGGCAGATCGGCCTGGAGCAGACGCCCGAGCAGTACGTGGCCGCGATGGTCGAGGTCTTTCGCTGCGTGCGCGACGTGCTGGCGGATGACGGGACGCTGTGGCTGAATCTCGGCGATTCCTATGGCCCCGGGAAACAACTACTCGGCGTGCCGTGGTGCGTCGCGTTGGCGCTGCAGGCGGATGGGTGGGTGCTGCGCCAAGACATCATCTGGCACAAGCCGAACCCCATGCCCGAGTCGGTGCGCGACCGCTGCACCAAGGCGCATGAGTACCTGTTCCTGTTTTCAAAGCAGGAGCGGTACTTCTTCGACAGCGAGGCGATGAAGGAGCCAGCCGTGGGCAACGCCAGCGGCGCAGCGGCATCGTTCAAGCGCGCCGGCAGCAAGCGCGAGCAGACCATCCCCGGCCAGGGCTACGGCACCCACCGGCCCGAGCGCGAAGACGTGGCCTACAACGAAACTCGCAACCGCCGCAGCGTCTGGACCGTCGCCACTCGGCCTTACAAGGGCGCCCACTTCGCCACCTTCCCGCCCGCGCTGATCGAGCCGTGCATCCTGGCCGGCAGCAGGCCGGGCGACGTGGTGCTGGACCCGTTCATGGGCAGCGGCACTACTGCGGCAGTGGCGTTGCAGCATGGGCGCCAGTACTTGGGCTGCGAATTGAACCGGGAGTACGAAACGCTGCAGCGGGATCGCCTGTCTGCCTTATGATGCCCACGGGTTCCTCGGTTGTGGGTTCTTGGCCTCGCTCCGGCGGGGTCTTTTTTCGTCCAAACGTGTAAAATAATTTGATGGACTTCACCCAAATCGAGGACGCGACCCGCCTCACGAACCCCGAGTTGTGCCGGCTGCTGGGCGTGTCCCGGCAGCTGATGCACTACCACCGCCGCACGGGGAACGTGCCCGACTACATCAGGTCGCACATCGACACGCTGCTGCGGCTCACCCCCGCCGAGCGCGAGCGGGTCATCGGGGAGAAGTTGCGTGGCTGACAACCCGATCACCGCGCTGCTGCGCGACGGCCTGACCATCCTCGACCTGGCCGAACTCTCCGGCCAGCCGCCCGCCGACATCAAGGAGCGCCTGAAGCTGGTCAAGCCGCTGCGCGGCGTCCATATGCGAACAGCGGTCTACGACACCCGGGCCGCCTTCGCGGCGCTTGTGGCGGAGGGAGATGGCGTCGACCCGAACGTCATCGCCGAGCACATCCGGTCAATGAAGCCATCGCAATTGCCGGTTGCAATTCAAGCGGAATTTTGGAGCGCACAAACAAAACGCCTTAAGTACCTCGAAGAAGTCGGCGACCTGTGGCGCACAAACGCTGTGCAAAAAATGGTTGCGGAACTTCTGAAAATTGCGCGACAATCCATGACACTGCTGGAGGACAACGTAGACCAGCAGACGGCGCTGACACCACGCCAACGAGACATTGTTCGCGCCGTGGCAGATAGCGTCCTCGCCGAGATGCGAGACACAGTGATCCAGACCTTCAGCGGCTGGGACGGAACCGTAGACCGCGAAAGCGACACACCGGAGATTGATGATGACCTATAAACACGACGCGCTAGTTCGCGCTTGGCTCAACGGTGAGACCGTGCAATACCGCAACGGTTTGCTGTGGGTCGATATGCCGAGCAGCAAAGATGCCGAAAAACTCCCGCACTTCTACCAGTGCGACGAGTACCGCCTGAAGCCGAAAGTGATCCGCGTTCGACTGGCGCTGTTTCGCTCGAATCGCGTGATCGCAGCCCATACGCTGCAGGAAGAAGTTTCATTGGAGCGCACGGCGGGGTTCGTGCGTTGGGTGTCGGACTGGACGGAGTACGCATCGTGAGCCGCGAAGTAATGAAACAGGCGCTGGATGCGCTGGAACAAATTGATGAAAACGGCGCCTATTACGACCGCCAAAGCATTCGAGCAACCCTTGACGCCATCCGCGTTTTGAAGGCTGCACTGGCGAATCCGGTAGCGCAGGCTTGGGAGGATGGATACCGCGCCGGCATCAGCGACGAGCGAACCAGCGAGGCCAACATCGGCATTGCGGGTTTTGGAGCGAAAGTGGACCCGGCCCGAGAAAACCCGCTCCGAGCCGCCCCCGCTCCGGTGGCGCAGCCGCTGACGGATGAGCGGATCAAGGTGCTGTCTGTCGGCATGGCGTTTGAGTCCATCGTCTTCGCCCGCGCAGTCGAGCGCGCCTGCGCCGACGCTTGGGGCATCAATCTGGCAGGTCAGGAAGGCGGCGCAGCATGATCCTCGACGACATCCCGCTGGAAGTGATCCAAGCCGCGCAACTGGTTGGCCGGTTCTTTGAAGAACGCAACATCAAAGTCTTTGAGTTGGGTCCAGTTCGCAATCGAAACGCTCCGGTGGCGCAGCCGCTGACCGCCGCACAGATCACCGCCGAGGCGCAAGGGCGGTACAGCAACAACGCCAGCGCACAGGCGTTTGCAACCGGCGCGCTGTGGGCCGCATTGCGCGTCACTGGAGGTGCCGCATGAAATTCTCAGACCTCCCCACCCTCGGCAGCCCCCTCGATGGCGGCATCTTCACCGGCCTGACCACCGGCAGCAATGGTGCCCATCATGCCGTTGTGCTGCTGCCCGATACCCCGCCCGATGAGTTGCCCTGGCAGGCGGCCATGGACTGGGCCGAATCGCTCGGCGGCGTGCTGCCGTCGTGGCCCGAGGTAGCCCTGCTGTTTGCCAATTTCAAATGCGAATTCAAGCCCAATTGGCACTGGACCGGCGAGCAATCGCATGGCCGCTGCGCATGGCTCCAGGACTTCAAGTGCGGCATCCATGACGAGAATGACAAGCACGACGCGTTCCCGGCCCGAGCCGTTCGATTGATTAAGGTGACAGCATGACCGCCACCCTACCCCCGTTGCCCGTGCCTGCTGGCGCACTGTTTGTCGGCTCGGGCGCCTGCGCCCCGCTGTCCGGCTGGTCGGTCGATCAGGTGCGCGCCTACGGCGCAGCCTGCGCTGCTGCGGAGCGTGAGCAATGCGCAGCATTACTGGATGCGATTGCCGCCGACTACGAGAAGGCGCACAGCTTTTTTGAGCGAAACGCCGCTGACTACTGTGCCGGCGCAATCCGCGCACGAAAGGACACCGAATGAGCACGACACAACCCGAGGCGCTGCGCATTGCGGACGCCTTGATTGGCGGCCCGTGTGGCGTGATGTTGAGACACGCCGCATCTGATGCGCTGCAACGTCAACAAGCGGAAATTACTCGCCTTCGCGCTGCGCTTGACGACGCCCAGGCCGAGGCGTCGGTGGCAAAGGTGGCAGTGGAGGGGCTGCGGGCTGAACTCGCCCGAGAGCTGGCATCGCGCCAGCAAGCTCAGATCGACCTGGAGCGCGCCAAGGACGACCGAAACCGCGCGGTGATCGAGACACGCCGGAAGGTGGCTGAAGAGCGAGCAGCATGTTTCGGCGAGTCGGGCCGAGACGCGGTTGAATACTGCGCCGAGATTGTTCGCACAAGGAGCGACAAATGAGCACCGCTAAATTCTGCCTAATTTTGGCGACGATCTTCTTCGCCCCGTCAAACCCACCCCAAATCAACTTTGTTCTCGGGTGCGTTTGGCTCGGCGTTGCTATTGTGGCTTTTCGCTGGGAAAAATGATGAGCAAGAAATGGTACAAAGGCCCACCGCCTTCCGTGGGTTGGTGGCAGGCGAGCACTATGCGAGAAAAGACATCCATCCGATGGTGGAACGGTAAGTGTTGGAGTTTTGATTGCTGGCCGTCTATGGCTCTTGCTGAAGTAGCCGAGCGTGCTGAAATCCCGACTAAAACTCCTTACGAGATTGAGTGGTCGCCCCGCCCAAAGTCGTGGCCTGCAAGGAGTCACACATGACCTACGACCTACTGCTTATCGTGTTCGGAACGATCTGCGCGTTGCTGGCGGCTATTGAAATCAACGCCATCACCGACCGGGAGAAGCATCGCCAGTTTTGTCAAGAGTATGCAGACCGGCTTGAAGAAGCCAACCGTGCACATATCGACGCACTCCAGCAGCATCGGGTGGTGATGGCCGCTCACAGCGAGGTGATGGAGCGAATGAATCAGTATCGCGTTTGGCCGGATGGAACGGTTCAGGAAGCCGAAGAAACCCCTTACGAGGACGCCGCAAGGCGTAAAACGCAGTGAGCATGAAAGCCGCCCGCCACGGGCAATCCGAAGAAACGCGCACCCGGTTCACGTCGCTTGGGGACATGGCTCGCGCCATGTCGGACACCATCGCGCCGCCTGAGCGGCTAACACCGTCACAGGCAGCGGAGAAATATCGGAATCTGCAAATCCCCGGCGCGTATCACGGTAAATATTTGGGCGAGATGACACCCTACATGGCCGAGCCGCTGGATTGTCTCGTTGATTCATCGGTGCGGTCTATCGTTTTTGTCGGCGGGGCACAGGCGGGAAAGACCTCGTCTCTCATTCTCAACGCGCTGCTATACACGATTATTTGCGATCCGATTGATACGATTGTCTATCAGACGTCGCAAACTACTGCCGCAGATTTTTCAAGGACGCAGTTAGATCGGATGCATCGGCATTCACCGGAAACCGGCGCTAGACTTCTCCCTGGCGGAAGCGACGACACCGTCCACGCCAAATACTACAAAAGCGGCATTGTCGTCAACCTGTCTTGGCCGTCTATCACGGAGATGTCAGGAAAACCGCGCGGCAGGGTGTTGCTCACTGACTATGACCGAATGCCCCAAGACATTGACGGAGAAGGCTCGCCGTTTGACTTGGCACAAAAACGCACCACGTCGTTTCGGTCAAAAGCGAAAACGATTGTCGAATCTTCCCCCGGTTATGAGATGAAAATGGGCGTGTCGTGGGTTGCAAAAACAGCCCACGAAGCTCCGCCATGCGACGGCATAGTCGCGCTATACAACCGTGGAGATCGGCGCCGCTATTACTGGCCGTGCGATCACTGCAAAGAGTGGTTTGAGCCTGTTTTTGACCTCCTAAAATACGACAGCGATAAAGAGCCGGGAGAAGCAGGCAAGTCGGCAAAAATGGCGTGCCCGCACTGTGGGTCGCTTCACGACTCCACCCGGAAGTACGACCTGAATAAAGCGGGGCGGTGGGTAAAGGACGGGCAAAGGCTCTGCGCAGACGGATCGGTGGAGGGCTACGCGCCAGAAAGCCCCATTGCGTCTTTTTGGCTCATGGGCGCGGCGGCGGCGTTTCTGCCCTGGTCAGACCTCGTTTCTAAATACATCCAAGCCGAGCAAGATTTTCGCAGGACAGGGAGTCAGGAAAGCCTCAAAGTAACCACAAACGTCGACCAAGCAGTCCCGTACCGTCGAAGGGGGCAGACTGCCGAGCGTCTCCCAGAAGAACTTCGCACAAAAGCAGACAATTGGACACGTGGCGTGGTTCCTGCCGGTGTCCGCTTTCTGGTGGCTACGGCAGACGTGCAGGGAAAAAAGTGGGTCGTGCAGGTTCAAGGGATCGCCCCCGGAACGCCTTATTCAGTTGTGGTAATCGACCGGTTTGATATAACTAAGTCAAACCGCAGAGACGCGGATGGCGAGCGGCATTTTGTTGAACCATCAGCCTACCCGGAAGACTGGAGGCTTTTGGATGAGGTTATTAACCGCGAATACCCGCTCGAATCCGGCGAAGGGTTTATGCAGATCAAGCACACCTTCTGCGACTCGGGCGGTCAAGAAGGCGTCACAACTCGCGCGTATGCGTACTGGCTGGAACTTCGCAAAGAAGGCACCGGAATGCACCGCCGATTCCAGCTTGTCAAAGGCGACCCGACCCCCGGAGCACCGCGCGCTCGGATAACATATCCGGACGCGAGTAAGCGCGATAAAAACAGCCCTCTGCGCGGTGACGTGCCGGTGTTGATGATCGCATCTAATCTAGTGAAAGATCAACTGGACGGGCTGCTTAATCGGCCAGGCGGAGTTCGTTTTCCAGAGTGGCTTCCTGACGAATTTTTTCAAGAACTGTGTGTTGAAATACGCACGGATAAAGGATGGAAAAACGAGCATCGGCGCCGCAATGAGTCGTGGGATTTGCTGGCGTACACGGTGGCCGGTTGCGCTTGGCTCAGTGTTGAGCAGATAGACTGGAATAACCCCCCGACTTGGGCCGCCGACTCTGCTTCAAATATGCTGATTCGGAAAAAAGAAGTCCCCATAGAAGTTCACAAAGAGGCGAAGGCTCCTTCGTCAATGTCGTCTTTTGCTCGCATGCTTGCGGGCTAACAAGGAGTTCGTTGTGATTACCCGAGACAAAGTTTTGAATTTGCTTGATTACAACCGCGAATCAGGTTGTTTTACTTGGAAATCGCGTTCCAACGGCAGGGTTCCTGCCGGCTCTGTAGCCGGACACCGCACAAACACCGGGCATCTGTCAATCCAACTGGAAGGGAGAGCATACAAAACCCACCGGCTTGTTTGGTTAGTCGAGCACGGAAAGTTTCCTGAAAAAGACATCGACCACTTAAACGGGGACCGCTCAGATAACCGCATTTCTAATCTGAGAGATGTTGATAGACGAACAAACATGGAAAACCAGCGGAAAGCACACAAAGGGAACGTGTCGGGTTTTCTTGGTGTTTCAAAAGCAGCAGGCATGGCGAAATGGATTTCTCAAATACAGGTGAACAAAGTTAAGATCGGCTTGGGGTACTTTGACAGCCCTGAAGAAGCCCACGAGGCGTATTTGTCCGCTAAACGCCGTCTTCACGCAGGCTGCACCGTCTAGCGAAATTGGGCGACAAGAAGCACCGAAACGCGACATGGCGGCACTTGCGCGCATGTTGGCCGGGTGATAAAGTCGAGACTCCACAACCACGGAAACAGACATGCACCCGCACCAAGAACGAATGATCGAGGAAACCGATCAACTCGACGCGAGAATTGAGAAACTGTCCGCGTTTCTCAACTCGCCTGCTGTCAGCACCGTCACCGAATCGGAACGCTCGCTGATGGGATCGCAACTCCACGCCATGCGGTCGTACAGTTTCTTTCTCCACGAGCGCATGCGGAGGTGGTGATGAACCCTCGAGCCGCTGAAGGCTGACGCCATCGCCATGCCGGGATTACACTCCCGGCATGGCTACACTCACACCCGCCGCCCGCCTCGCTGCCGCTGAAGAATCGCTGCATCGCCTCGCCACCGGCCAGGCGGTGCGGGAGGTCCACGACGCGGACGGCTCCACCGTGGTCTATTTCGCCAGCGACATCCCGTTGCTGCGCGCCTACATCGAGTCGCTGCGGCGCGAGGTAGCCGGCCAGATCAGCAGCCGCGCACCGATGGGGATGTGGTTCTGATGCGCAAAGACCTCGCAATCAAGCAGCAGGCCGATCAGGCGCTGGGCGGCGGCTTGGCCGGCGCGTCCAAGATCAGCCGCGAACTGGCATCGTGGTCGCCCGACCTGCGCCCCGCCGACGCGATCATCAACCCGGCCAAGGAACTTCTCGACGGGCGCTCGCGCGACCGGGTGCGCAACGACGGGTTCGTCGGATCGGCGACCACGCTGACCAAGGACAGCATCGTCGGCGACCAGTTCATCCTCAACGCTCGCCCGAACGGGTTGGTGCTGGGCGCTCCCGAGGGCTGGGACGAGGCGTTTCAAGAGGCCGTCGAATCCCGCTTCAACCTGATCGCGGACTCGGATTCCTGCTGGTTCGACGCCAGCCGGAAGAAGAACCTCACGGACATCATCCGGTTGGGCGTCGGCTCCTACGTCACGACCGGCGAGGTGGTGGCCACCGCCGAATGGCTTCGGTCGTCCGACCGCCCGTTCGCCACCGCGATCAACATGCTGTCGCCGGATCGGCTGTGCAATCCGCAGGACCAAGACGACTCGCAGAACCTCCGGCGCGGCGTCGCGCAGGACGAGTTCGGCAAGCCGCTGGGCTACTGGTTCCGCAACGCCCACCGCTACTCGCCCTACGCCACCGCGCCGACCTACACCTGGAAGCGCGTCGATGCGCGCCTGCCGTGGGGCCGCCAGCAGGTGCTGCACATCTACGAGCAGGACGACCCCGAGCAGTCGCGCGGCGTCGCGGCGATGGTGTCGGTGCTCAAAGAGATGCGCATGACGAGCAAGTACCGCGACGTGGTGCTGCAGAACGCCGTCGCCAACGCGATGTACGCGGCGGTGGTCGAAAGCGACCTGCCGAGCGACGTGGTGTTCGGCTCCCTCGGCGCGAACGCGGGCGGCGCGGACTCGATGCTGTCGAGCTACATGGCGGGCCTGGCTGCGTATGTCGGCGAGGCCAACGGCGTGCGCTTGGACGGCACCAAAATCCCCCACCTGTTCCCCGGCACGAAACTCAAGTTCCAACCGGCAGGCGAGATCGGCGACAACAAATACGAGGCGTCGCTGCTGCGCCACCTGGCGGCGGCCTTCGGCCTGAGCTACGAAGAGTTCGCCCGCGACTTCAGCAACACGAACTACAGCAGCGCGCGTGCCAGCATGGCCATGTCGTTCCGGCACATGAGCAGCAAGAAGAAGAAGGCCGCCGATGGCATCGCCAACTTCATCTACGGCCTGTGGCTGGAGGAAGAGATCGCCGCTGGCAACGTGCCGCTGCCCCCGGGCCGCAAGCGCGACGACTTCTACAAACCGCTCCACCGCGAGGCGTACTGCGGCGCGGAGTGGATCGGCGCGGCGAAGTTCCAGATCGACGAGGTGAAGGAAACCAACGCCGCCATCAGCCGGTTGCGCGCCGGCCTCGGCACGTATGAGCGTGAACTCGCCAAGCTGGGATTGGATTGGCGCAAGGTGCTGCCGCAGCGCGCCCGCGAGATGCGCTTCATCGAACAACTCGGCCTGCAGAACCTCGATCTGGCCGCCGCACCGCAACAAATCCAAGTCGGCCCCGCAGCGGAGTAAACTCCCGTCCCATGCTTGAAACCCTCGCCTCCCGCGCTGCAGAGCCACTGTTGCTGTCGCCGCACTACACCGGCTTTGCCGGTGATCTGGCACGGGCTGACAAAGCCGAGCCGTTCGATCACGCGCTGGACGTGGCGGCGGTTTTCGGCGTCTCGGTCAGCCGCGACGCGGACAAGCCGTTCGCGTTCGCTGACGGCATCGCCTACATCCCGGTGCGCGGCACGCTCATCAACCGCTCCACGGCCAGCTACTCCTTCCTCACCGGCTACAAAGGCATCGAGCAGCGCGTGAGCGCCGCAGCGTCCGATCCGGACGTGCGCGGCATCGTGCTCGACGTGGATTCTTTCGGCGGCGAGGCGGCGGGCTGCTTCGAGTGCGCGGCTGTCGTCCAAGCGGCTCGCGCCGTCAAGCCCGTGCTGGCCGTGGTGGACAGCAACGCCTACAGCGCCGGCTACGCCATCGCAGCGGCGGCCACCAGCATCGCACTGGTGCCCAGCGGTGGCGCCGGCTCCATCGGCGTGGTCACGATGCACGTCGACTACAGCAAGGCGATGGACGAGGCCGGCTACAAAGTCACGTTCATCTTCGCCGGAGACCACAAGGTCGACGGCAACCCCTACGAGCCGCTGCCTGCCGCTGTCAAGGCCAGCATTCAGGCGCGCATTGACGACCGCTACGCGGCCTTCGTCGCGCACGTCGCGCAGGCGCGCGGCATCAGCGAGCAGGCCGTGCGTGACACGCAGGCCGCCACTTTCGGCGCAAAGGATGCGCTGGCCCTCGGGCTGGTCGACTCCGTTGCGTCAGCACCCGAGGCGCTTGGCGCGTTTCGGGATTCCCTCCCCGCTCAGGCGGGTTCTGCCTTCTTCATGGAGCAAAAAACCATGTCCGACCCCGTGAACACGGCGGCACCCGACGCAGCTATCGCCGAAGCGAAAACCGCCGAACGTGCCCGCTGCAAAGCCATCCTGATGAGCGCCGAGGCCGATGGCCGTGGCGACCTCGCCAGCCACCTCGCTTTCGAGAGCGACCTGACCGCTGACCAGGCCACGGCCATGCTCGGCAAGGCCCCCAAGGCGCAGGCCGCCGCGCCCGCGCCGCAGGCCAACGCCTTTGCCGCCGCGATGGACCGCGCCGGCACCCCCGGCATCCCCGCTGGCGCTGACACGGCGGCTGCGATGGACCCGGCCAGCGAAATCCTCTCCGCCTTCCGTCTTGCGACGGGCACCAAGTAAGGACAGATCATGGAATACAACTTCCTCGCCGGTGGCCCGAACACCGAAACCTTCACCCCGCCGTTCCTGTTCGCAGGCTCGGCTGAAGTGGCGACCAAGCCCGCTGTGCTGGCCTCCGGCCAGGGCGCCGTGGTGCTGGGTCAAGTGCTCGGCCAGATCACCGCCAGCGGCAAGTTCGCCAAGCACAACCCCGGCGCGTCGGACGGCTCGCAGGTCGCGGTCGGCATCGCGGCTTTCCCGGTCGACGCCACCTCGGCTGACGCCAACCTGTCGATCTACATCGCAGGCGAGTTCGCACTGGAAGCTCTGGTCTACCACGCCACCACCGACACGGTGGCCGAGCGCCTGGCCGTCTTCCCCGTCGCCTCGCGCATCGTCGTGAAGCAACGCTTCTTCTCGGCCTAATCGGAGACTCACATGCCAATCAGCACCTACGATACCGCGACCCTGCTGGGCGTGGTCCGCACCCTCAAGCCGAGCCAACTGAATTTCTGGCTGTCGCTGGCTTTCCCGCGCGTCGTGACCTCGACCGACAAGAGCATCGACTTCGACACGCTGACCCGCTCGCGCCGCATGGCCCCCTTCGTCGCGCCGAACGTGGCCGGCAAGGTCATCACCGAGGAAGGCTACAGCACGAAGAAGTTCTCGCCCGCCTACGTCAAGCCGAAGTCGGTGGTCGACCCGCAGCACGTCTTCAAGCGCATGGCCGGCGAAGCCTACGGCGGCGCCCTGTCGCCCGATCAGCGCCGCAACGCCATCGTGGCCGACATCCTCGCCACCCAGCGCGAGATGATCGAGCGTCGTTGGGAGTGGATGGCTGCGCAGGCCATCCTCAACGGTGCCGTCACCGTGGCCGGCGACGAGTACCCGAGCGTCACCATCGACTTTGGCCGCAACGCCAACCACACCGTCACGCTGGCCTCCGGCTCGCGCTGGGGGGACGCGGGTGTCGTGCCGCTGGACAGCATCGAAACCTGGTCGGAAACCGTGTTCGCCAACAGCGGCTACGCACCCACGGTGGTGGTCATGGGCAGCACGGCTTGGAAGGCGTTCCGCACGAACACCGATCTGGAGAAGAAGCTGGACCTGCGCCGTGGCACCTCCGGCATCGCGCTGGACATCGGCCCGTCGTCCGGCGAAGCCGTGCAGTACCGGGGCAGCGACGGCGCCCGCGAATACTGGACCTACAACGACTTCTACGAAGACGCATCCGGCACCCCCACGCGCATGATGGACCCGCGCGACGTGCTGCTGCTGAACCCGGCAGGCGTTGAAGGCATCCGCGCATTTGGCGCCATCCTCGACCCGCGCGTCGGCTACCAGGCCCTGCCGCTCTATCCCAAGATGTGGATGAGCGAAGACCCGGCTGCTGAATACATCATGAGCCAGTCGGCTCCGCTGATGGTGGTCGCCCGTCCTGACGCGAGCCTGCGCGCCCGCGTCGTCGCCTAAGCGGAGGTCATCGGAATGGCTGAGAAAAAAGCTGAGCCGGTGGCCGTCGTGGTTGATCTGGTGGCCGTGGTTGCGGTCCACTCGATCACCCACGGCAAGGCCGGCGACACCGCCGCGCCCGGCACGACCCTCCGCGTGTCAAGCGCGGAGGCCACATGGCTGATCGCCCAAGGCGCCGCGATGCCGGTGCTGACGGCTGACGAGGGCCTTTGAAATGGGGTGGGCAGAAACCCGCGCTGCAGCACGGCTCGCCGTGCACGAGCAGTTCGGCCTGCCCGCCACCTACACGGCGCCCGACGTGGGCGCCGTAGCCTTGCCGATCACGGTTCGCTGGCACACGAAAAGCGTGCGCCACGGAGACCTGGATCGAGAGGGCTACGCACAGCAGAACGAAGACGTGAACCGCATGCTGTTCAACCGGCTTGAAGTCACCCCGGTGCGCAACGGCATCGTGGTGCTGGAGGGCGTGGCCTACGCGGTCGACTTCGTGCTGCCCAACGACGGCACGCAGTTCGTGCCGTGCGACATGGCGAAGGTGCGCGCATGATCCGCGTCAGCACGTCGGGCATTCAGTCGTTCGCGCGCTTCGCGGCGCGCTTTGAGGACACCGCCAAACAGGCCGCGTCCATCGCCATCAACGACGTGGCTCGGCAAGAGCGCACGCTGGCGAAGCGCCAGATGCAGGCGGCTATCAACGTGCCGTCCAGCACGTTCGAGGGCAAGAATTTCGCCGTCGCGCAGTTCGCCAACCCGAACAACCTGGAAGCCGTGCTGTCTGCTGCGCGCCGCCCGCTCAACCTGAGCCGGTTCATCACATCGCGCACGCCGAAGGTCGGCCCCAAAGGCCGCAAGGGCATCGAGGTGTCCGTCAAGCGTGGCGGCTCCAAGCGCGTGCTGGAGGGCGCCTTCCTGATCCCCGGCCCGAGCGGCGGGGTGGGCCTGGCGATCCGCAGCAAGACGCCGCTGCGCAACTCGCGCGCCGCGCGCCAGATTCGCCCCGGCCTCTACATCCTGAGCGGCCCGTCCGTCAACCAGATGTTCGGTCGCATTGCGCCGACGCGCGAGCGCCCCGCAGCCGGCACGCTGGAGCGCGAGTTCCTGCGGCAATTCGAGAGGCTCCAACGTGGCTGACACCAAGCGCCTGGCGCTGCGGAAAAACC